AAAGATATTTCTTTTCTGGGGTATTTTTCTTCATCCAATTGATTGTTAAACTGAGCATTTGACTTTCGCTATTGCGTGGCATTTCTTCACTCATACACATTTTGCCTATTTCATAGTAATCATTACTGGTATATCCAGCAAATAACTTTTGAATAGTATGTAAGGGTCTGGTGCCCCAACCCAATGTGATTACTCCGACTAGTTTATCATTTTCAAAAACACTATCAGGATCGTTGATAAAGCATCCTAAAAAGTGTTTTGTTAGTTTAGGCATTACTTTGCTGTAATGTGTTTCCCTAACAAATCTAGTAGCACGGTCTTTACTGATGACCTCTAGATGCATTATCTGCGCCGTGTGATACGGCCTTTAGTCAAATCGTAAGGTGAAAATTCTACTTCTACAGTATCACCCAACAATATTTTAATGTCGTGCTTACGCATACGACCGCTGATGTATCCGGTAATTATATTACTTGGGTTCATTGCTACTTTGAACATAGCATTGGGTAATACGTCAATTACCTTACCGTCCATCTTGATTCCCTCTTCTTTTGCCATTTTAGTTTATTAAACTCCTTTAGTTTCGGCGCATTGTGCTGATATCTTTAGCTTCTTCGTCACTAAAGACAGGAACAGCATTACTCTTGTGCATAGTGCCGATACCAAGAATTTTAGTTCCTGTATACTTCGGCGTTGGTTTGCTAGATATAGGACCAGAATGTCCTGTATCTAAACTCTTAATGTGATGTGTGTTTGTACGCCCAACAGGAGTGGGCAATGAATAGACCAATGGTTCTGCTGCCATTGCTCGTTTGCGTTTCTTTGTTTCCTGTTCAACTCCCCACTTTTTTTGCAGGTCGAGCCAATCAGATTCTAGTTCACGGTGTTTCCGTGCTTCCTCTGCGTTGCGAAATTTAATCTTGCCCTTGCGCTTTCCGCCCATAGATAGAGCGGGGTGCATTAGATGCATAGTCATACAGGTAAAATCATAGTTAACATACCCATATTATAATATAAAAACCATTTGTTTCAACCATTATTTCTTTAGAATTGACCAAATCTTTTCCTTCTCAATAATATCGGTTTCTAATTCCCGATATTGATTACCCAATTCTTTTAATTTTTCCCATTTATCTTCTAGTTTAGAATTTGTGTGAAGAATTGCTAATCGTTCTTCAATTTTAGTTAAAGTCTCGTTTAGACTTTTACCGTTAAGTTTAATATCACCCTCAAACTCTGCATCACCTTTTACTCGTAATGTGCTTGCACCATTGGAACCTATGATTACATCAGCATAGGGGTTTGCAGAAGCGGTAGTATTGGTATAATAGATACTTGAACTGCTACCACTTCCCGCAGCGAATACATTACCTGTTGTAGTGTTTGTTGTTAGTATGGGTGTGGAATAACTCATATTTTCTTTAAGATATAACGGCCTTCTTCATCCAAACCAAAGTCAATTGTATCTCCTTCTTTCCAGCCCATCTGATCTAAAAGAACTTGTGGAATAGGTAGCAATATATCATCACTATCAGAATCTTGTTGGGTAATTACTTCGTATCGGACTCTATCTTGTCCGGGATTATTTGTAGCCATGTATTATTATACTTTAATTCTCTTGTGCTTATCAAGCATTATGGAGATATGGACTGTAAATCTTTTTGAGTTCATCAATAGTATGGCTAGTATTACTATCTTCGTGCTTGACTGCAATACCACCTGCATTAGTCCAAGCATCTAAATATCTGCCATAATCATCTACTAGTACATTTGGTTCACCCTCTTGGGTTGCGTATCTATGCTTGGCAGCAGTAAATATAGCATTGTTACTAGTGCCCGAATTAAATTCATCTAACCAATCTTTTTTTGCTTGTACGCTATTTTTTGCAAAAGGGCCACGTAAGGGAGCAGATAGCACAGTGTATGGAATTTTGTTATCATTTAACCACATAACAATACGCATTCCACCTGTTAATGGCTTTAACTCTCTGAAAAACTGATAAACCTGTTCCGGATTAGAATGTGCTAATATTTCAATATCTGCTTCTCTCTCGGGAATTTCTTTATACGTGGGAACATTGTGTTTTTGAGCCCATGCCCCAAAGAAGTCAGCTTGAACTCCATCCATATCTAAGTACAAATGTGGCATCTTCCCAGACTCTTTGTTTTCAATTTCTTCAAATAATTCACGTATATGCATCATAATATTTATCTGTAATGGGTTTACTATGATTATATCACTAAATACATAGTATGTACAATAATAAGGAGAAAATACATGGCCGAAGAGAAAAAGCCTCTTTCCCGAAGCGAAAGAGAAGCACATATTAAAGATAGAGCTGGTTGGGTAATCACAGTTGTAGCAGCACTATTAGCCGTTAATACTTACATTGCCAATGGTATTAGCGGTAGTGTATTGACTAACACTATCAAAGCAAACGATACTTGGAACTTTTATCAAGCAAAATCTATCAAACAAACTATAGCAGAAAATGCTAGAGATGATGCTATTGCCCGTAAAGATACTAAAAAAGTTGCAGAATTGACGAGTAAGATCGACCGTTATGAAAGTGATCCTATTAAGAATGAGGGTAAGCGAGAACTTATGGCTCGTGCTAAAGCCTTAGAAGCGGAAAGAGATGAGGCAAAAATGCATAGCCCTTGGTTAACATTTTCTGGTAGTGCATTTCAATTGAGTATTGTATTGTTATCTGCTAGTATTTTAGCAGTAAGCATGGGGATGTTTTGGTCTAGTATAGGTGTAGGATTGATTGGTGCAATATTAATGAGTCAAGGTATCTGGTTGTGGATGTAATCATGCATTATGAATTACAAACTAATACCTCTACTTCTGGTTGTTCTTTTTGTCGCAACATCTAGCAGTGAATCACAATATCTATTCCCTCCTGAAAATTACAAACACTGGCAAAAATTAGAAAAAGTTTGTGAGGTAGGTAGAAAAACCTACGGTGCAAATGAATTCTTAGAGAATGGAAAAATATGTCGTTGGGCTATAGTCCCCTATTGGTCAGTAGATAGAGTAGCATGGGACGCCGCAAGAGCAGCCGAAAAAAAAGTTGAAAAATGATAGACCCATTCACAGCATTTGCCATGGCTCAAGGTGCCGTCAAAGGCATCAAAGCAGCGGTACAACTGGGTAAAGATGTTTCGGGCCTGTACAAAGAATTTAGCCAGTTCTATCACGCAGCAGATCAAGTGCATGTGGCCAGTACCAAGATGCGTATTGCTGCCATCAACAAAACAGACGCTCAGATCAATTCAGATGCACTTGAAATTGCTATGGCTAGCAAGACTCTTAGAGATAATGAACGAGAACTCAAAGACATACTGTTTTGGTCGGGCAATGCTGATGTATGGAATGAAATGATGGCAGAACGTACAAGAATGAGCAAAGAACGGCGTGCCGCGGAACAAGCTGTGATAGACCAACAGCAACGAGACCGTGAACACATGTATAATATTCTAATGAATACCCTGCTGACAATTGGAGCAGTGTCAGTAATTGTGCCTGTTATAGCAATAATTTGGACTATAACTACGAGATAAATAGTAAATGAAATATCTAATCTTTATTTTACTAAGTACTATATTACTAACAGCACGGGCAAAAAGTTCCGAAGAAGTTGTAAATGTAAAAATAGCATGTTATAATACTGATATGTTGCTTGAAAAATTACGTGACACATACAAAGAGTATCCTATGATTATGGGTATAACTAGTGACAAGGCAAGTTCTACTATGTCAGTTTGGATAAACCCTGTTACCAAGACATGGACTATAGTTGCTACTAAGGAAAAGGTAAGCTGTGTTATAGGATCAGGTACTGATATAGAAATAGTTCCAAGTAAAAAAGAATCAATGTTTTGAAGAAAACTCTACTATTTTTTCTATTAGCTATATATGCATGTGCGACTTTTGCACAAACCAATTTAACGGCTCAAGCATGGTTGATTGCGGATGACAATGGTACAATACTTGAAGGTGTGCATACTACTGATATCAGGTCTATCGCTAGTATAACCAAACTAATGACAAGTATAGTGGTACTAGATAGTGGTCAGTCTTTGACGGAAACAATTCCCAAGAAACTTTATAATAGAAAATTCACTAGACAAGAATTATTCAATCTAGCAATTGTTAGATCAGACAACAATGCCGCTAGAATGTTGTGCGAATACTATCCTGGTGGAGTTAAAAAATGTGTTGAAGCTATGAATGCCAAAGCTAGTACACTGGGTATGAGTAGCAGTCGTTTTACTGACCCAACTGGATTGCTTAATACCAATGTTAGTACAGCAGAAGATTTAGTTAAATTAGTAATGGCTGCAAAGAACTATCCAACTATCACTAGTGCAAGCAATACGTCAACCATTCAATGGCAAATTAATAAAA